TGTCTTTATTAAAGTCACAAAAACTAAAACGCTGGCAGCATATGGGCAGATTGTAGATGTTCTGTTTGCTAACCAGCGTTTTCCTTTATCTGTTGAACCTACTGAATTACCAGAAGGTGTAGTAGAAGATGTACACTTTGATCCTAATGAGCCGGATCAGTTACGTGAAGATACTAGCGCACTAAGCCCTTATGGGTTTGCTGGAGATGGCAATGACCTACCAGCAGGTGCTACAGCAGCAAGCCTACAAGATAAGCTTGGTGTTATGGAGAACAAGCTAGACCCTATTAATGAAAAAGTAAAAGCTGGTCCGGGCAAGACACCTACAGCAATCACCTTTAGCCCTGCTATGATTGCAGCTAAAAAGATGCAGAAGAAAATACATGACCAGTTAGAAGAGTCAGGTGCATCTAAACATTTACGTAATGCCTCATTTGAGATGGCACTGTTTGGTACAGGCGTAATGAAAGGCCCGTTTGCTATTGATAAAGAGTATCCTAGCTGGAACGATGAGGGTGAATACGACCCAGCCTTTAAAACTGTACCGCAAGTAAACCATGTATCTGTTTGGAACTTCTACCCAGACCCAGATGCAAACAATATGGATGAGGCACAGTTTGTAATTGAACGCCATAAAATGTCACGTACACAGTTACGTAATCTAAAGAAACGTCCATACTTCCGTGGTGAAGTTATCAATGAAGCTATCGCTATGGGCGAAAACTATAACAAAAAATACTGGGAAGATGATCTAACTGACTATGCACCAGAGCATGGCATTGATCGTTTTGAAGTGCTTGAGTATTGGGGCATGGTAGACGTTGAGTTGCTAGAAGAGCAAGGCGTAGACATTCCAAAAGAACTGAATGACTTTGATGAACTGCAAGCTAACGTGTGGGTCTGTAATAACCGTCTGCTTCGCATGGTTCTTAACCCATTCAAGCCAGCTAAAATTCCATACCATGCTGCACCATATGAGCTAAACCCATACTCATTCTTTGGTGTAGGTATTGCTGAGAACATGGATGATACACAGACATTGATGAATGGCTTTATGCGTATGGCTGTAGACAATGCTGTACTGTCAGGTAACTTGATTGTAGAAGTAGATGAGACAAACCTAGTACCGGGTCAAGACTTGTCACTGTATCCGGGCAAGGTATTCCGTAGGCAGGGTGGCGCACCGGGTCAGGCAATTTTCGGTACAAAGTTTCCTAACGTATCCAGTGAGAACATGATGCTGTTTGATAAGGCACGTGTACTAGCAGATGAAAGCACAGGCTTTCCATCATTCGCTCATGGACAGACAGGTGTGTCTGGTGTAGGTCGTACTGCATCTGGCATCTCAATGCTTATGGGTGCTGCACAGGGAAGCACTAAGACAATCATTAAGAACGTAGACGACTATCTGTTGCGTCCTCTTGGTGAGGGTTTCTTCCGCTTTAACATGCAGTTTGACTTTGATAAAGAAATCAAGGGAGACCTAGAAGTTAAGGCACGTGGTACTGAAAGCCTCATGGCTAATGAAGTACGCAGTCAGCGTTTGATGCAGTTCTTGCAAATTGCAAGCAGCCCAGCATTAGCACCCTTTGCTAAGTTCCAGTATGTAATCCGTGAGATTGCAAAATCAATGGACTTAGACCCCGATAAAGTTACCAACAATATGGATGAAGCCGCTTTACAGGCAGAGATTATGAAAGGGTTTCAGCAAGAAGCTCCGCAAGGGGGCATAGGAGCCTCACCAGCGGGTGCTGACGCAATGGACCCTACAGGTGCTGGGGGTGGCTCAATAGGCGTAGGACAGGCTCCTGTGCCGGGTGAACAAGGATTTAGTGCAAATGGACAAGGACAACAGCCGGGAACTCCTCAGCAAGCTCAAGCCGCTGGTGGGCAACAACCGCCAATGGGACCACTTCAGTAAGTATTTGGATAACATGGTAGACCAGCATCATAAGGTGCTAGAACAATCAGAGAATATGATAACGGTACACAAAGCACAGGGTGCTATAGATGTACTACGTAAGATTAAACGATTACGTGAGGACGTAGCTAACGCTGAGGGATGACACTATGAATAGCATGGCTAAACAAATGGATATGTTTGACGAAGGCGGTCTTATGGATGAGGGTGGCACTGTTGACCCTGTATCTGGTAATGACGTACCACCCGGTTCTACTCAAGAAGAAGTTCGTGATGACATTCCTGCCCAGCTAAGTGAGGGTGAATTTGTTTTTCCTGCAGACGTAGTGCGTTATTTTGGATTAGAAAAACTTATGGAGATGCGCCAAGAAGCTAAAGCGGGACTTGCACGTATGGAAGCTATGGGGCAGATGGGTAATAGTGAAGAAGCTACTCTTCCTGACGATATACCTTTTTCTATAGAAGACCTTGACATGGAAGATGAAGACGAGTATAATACTCCTCAAGAGTTTAATGTTGGTGGTATGCCTATGCAACAACAACAAGGAATAAAAGATCCTAGAATCAAATCTGGTTATATTACATATCAAGGAAATCGTGCATTTATAGGCGATTTGTCTACTATTCCTGAAAATATGATGAATCAAGTGGGGATTGAAAGACAATGAAAAAACAAAATAATGTAAAAAAACAAACTGAACTTTCATTTCAATTAGGGGGTGCGGTATTAAAATCTGGTACTAACTATACTACAACACCTAATCCCGGTCCAACTACAGGATTTAGACCTTATGTAGCACCATCAATACCGGGCTATACACCACCAGTTCAAACAGACCCACAGTATCAAGGGGTACAGCTTCCGGGTACTGAATTTATAGGATCAACGGAAAAAACTAATATACCTATATTTGGTCAAACTGTAGGCACTAATCCCGGTCAGTACGATGAGTTTAGAACTTATGTAAATAGTTCAGGACAAACTCTACGAATACCTTTTAAGAACGGTCAACCTCTTTATCCTATTCCCGAAGGTTATGTACTTCAAAAAGAAGATGCTGTAAAAACAGAGTCTACCGTTCCTACAACTGTAGTTGGGCAAGATGGAGATGACACAAGTGGTGATGGGGATAGCGGTGGACTAGGGGTAAGCGGCACAGTACAAGGGCCAGCAAGTAAATCTACAGGTTTAACTGGAATACAAAATTCTCTAAGTAATATAGCGGATTATGTAAGTGGTAAGTCTGCACAAGCTAGTGAATATGGTGGTACAACACTATCGGGTTTAACTAACAGTGGTAAAATTACAGATTTTTCAAACAACCTTCCGGGTGTACAAGACGCACTAGGTGTGTATGGAACTGGTCCTATAGACTTGGGCGTAGTAGGCAGTATGCTTACTGGAAACATGTTAGGAGCAATTGCTGGTTCTTTTAAATCTGAGTTAGATTTTGGTCCCAGCACAGAAGCATTTGGTCAAGCAGCACCAGCAGGTTTTGGAGCATTTTCTACATCTCAATTAGAGGATTACGCAAGCGGTAAATTAAATCCAGCAGATGCTGCATTAGTGGGTATTGCTATGGATAAAAACCAAGCATTTGCTCGTGCTGAAGTACAACGTGCTATTGGCACACCTATAACTGGAATAGTAGGACATAAAAAAGGAGATATTAGTCCCGTAACTGGAACTCCATATAATCAATATGGACAAGTAGTTAATTTTAAGGGAAGTACTACTGGTGTGGATGTTGGATTTGCGTCTTTTGGAGATTGGATGGATGCACTAAAAGCAGGCTTTGATTCTGGCTATTACGGCGGTTGGAAGAGTGTAGCCGAAGTTAAAGCTATGAATCCTGCAATGAGAGCAAACTACGAAGCCTACGCTAAAGCACGTGGTGGAAACCCGAATGGTCAAGGAGATGGAACTCCCGGTCAAGATGCACAAGCTGAATTAGGTCAAGGAAAGGGAATAGACGCTGGGTTTGGTCCTACTGGAAGACAATCCTCTACAGGAAGACAAGATTACTCAGGTGGTTTTACGGATCAAGGTACGCCATCAGCACCTGCTGATTCACTTGGGTTTGGCATGAATGAAGGTCAAGGTAGCGTAGGTGATGATGGTGGTGGCTATGGTTCAGATGGTGGTCAAGGCGGCGGCGGTGACATGGGTGTTATCTGCCTAACTGAAGACATGAAAGTAAAACGCAATGGTGTTATAGACTTTGTAACTGAAGTACAAGTAGGTGACACCATAGATAACACAGTAGTTACAGAAGTGTTACACAAACATATGCGTGAGGGTTACTACAAAGTCAACGGCGAGTTAAAGATTACTAATGACCACCCGGTACTTGCCAACGGTTCTTGGAAGCACACAGAAGACTTAGTGCTTGGTGATTACATTAATAACGTAAAAGTAACATCACTTGAGTATGTAGAGCAAGTAACACCGACAGTTTATATTGGTACATCGAATGACCGCTACGATGTGTATACAGAAGGTGAAGTTTACACAGTGCATGGACAATATAAAAACGCATTGAAGAAAGCTGCGTAAGAGGCTTAAATCTTACAATCAGTTGGCTACTCACTCCCCACACCCGACAGTGTGGCTACAGTGGCCCCAACAAAGGAATAGATAATGAACGATACAATTATGGCAGAAGAAATGCAAACACCAAAGAAAGTTGCATTTGCTAATCGTAAATACACTAACGAAGAAAAACGCAAGATTGAAGAAGAAGAACTAGAACAACTAATGAAAGAACAAAAGGGTGAGGCAGAAACTGTTGAACCTGAAGAAGCAGAGCCTACATCCGCTGAAGAGAAAACATTTAAGAAGCGTTACTCTGATCTGCGCCGACACCAGCAAAAGCAAGCTGAAGAGTTTAAGACTGAACTAGATGCAATGAAAAAGCAGCTAGAGCAGGCTACTAAGAAAGAAATGAAACTGCCTAAGTCTGATGAAGACATTGAGCAGTGGGCAGCAGACTATCCAGATGTAGCAGCTATCGTTGAAACAATCGCAATGAAGAAGGCACGTGAACAGTCCAGTGCTTTGGAAGAACGTGTAAAATTCATTGATGAGATGCAGCTTAATGCTACTAAAGAAAAAGCCGAAGCAGCATTGATGCAGATACATCCTGACTTTGATGAGATCAGAGACAGCGATGACTTCCACAACTGGGCAGAAGAACAGCCTAAGTGGGTACAGGACGCATTGTATGACAATGACAATGATGCACGTTCTGCAGCACGAGCAATTGATTTGTATAAAGCTGACATGGGTATTTCTAATAAGAAACCTAAGTCAGACAGAGATGCAGCTAAGTCTGTGTCTACAAAGAACTCACGCAGTAAGCCACAAAATAATGAGGCTTCTGGGTATCTAAAAGAGTCCGAAGTACAGAAAATGTCACCACAACAATACGAAAAGGTGGCAGATGAAATCATGGAAGCTATCCGTAGTGGTAAGTTCATCTATGATGTTTCTGGCTCTGCTAGATAAAAAAGGGTTGACAACTAGTTATTTTTAAGTATAACTATAGTCATGTAGGTATATCTACTAAGCGCAATGTAGGTATACCAAATTTTGCAAACAGCCAAGTCTTACGGATTACCTGACGAACATGGCCCGTTGAATAACAGGGCGGCCACCTTGTTATAACACGCACCCAAGTGAAGCAGCCTCCTAATTAGTCTTGCGAGTTTGTATCTGTAAAATGCTACATAGGAGATTTTAACATGGCATTTACTACTGCTAGTGGTTATGGTAATCTTCCTAACGGTAATTTTTCTCCCGTAATTTACAGCAAACAGGTGCAACTTGCTTTCCGCAAGTCTGCTGTTGCTGAGGCAATCACTAATTCCGATTACTTCGGTGAGATTGCTGCAATGGGTGATTCCGTTAAGATTATCAAGGAACCCGAAATTACAGTTAAGGCTTACGCCCGTGGTACAACCATCACGCCGCAAGACCTTGATGACGAAGACTTCAGCCTGACAATTGACAAAGCTAACTACTTTGCATTTAAGGTTGATGACATTGAAGAGGCACACTCACACGTAAACTTCCAGTCTCTGGCAAGTGACCGTGCTGCGTATCGCCTTGCTGACCAATTTGACCAAGACGTTCTTGGTTATATGTCAGGCTTTAAGCAATCTGCTCTGCATGGTGCAGCCAATACAGCTAACACAACCGTAAATGGTTCCGTTGCTGTTGCAACTGCTGGTACAGACGAATTGCTTGCAAGCATGAAACTGGACGCATCAGACTTTACTGATGGTGCAGGTTCTGCAGGCTCTGCAGGTGACGCTATTGCTATCCAGCCTCGTACTGGTGGCGCAACTGACGCAACTCCTGCTGCTGGTGACACTCACCCACTGACTTTGATTGCACGTATGGCTCGTCTTCTTGACCAGCAGAACGTGGACTCACAAGGTCGTTGGTTGATCCTTGATCCAGTGTTCATGGAAGTATTGAAAGACGAAGATTCTCGTTTGTTCAATGCAGATTTTGGTGGTTCAGGACTGCAAAACGGTCAAGTGTCCACACAAATCCACGGCTTCCAAGTCTATCAGTCAAACAACCTACCTTCAGTTGGTACTGGCCCGTCATTCGCTGGCACAAACAGTTCATCCAGCTATGGTGTGATTGTTGCAGGACATTCATCTGCTGTTGCTACTGCAGAGCAGATCAATAAGACTGAAACTTACCGTGATCCAGACAGCTTCGCCGACATTGTTCGGGGTATGCATTTGTACGGCCGCAAGATTCTTCGTCCTGAAGCTCTTGTCAACGCCATTTACCATTTAGCATAGGGGGAATAAACAATGGCTACAATTACTGCTACTCTTGCTCCTGCTATGGGTAATTCCCAGCGTGGACGCAATCCGTATATGGTTGAGCAGGTCGTTGACCTTACTGCTAACAGCATCAATCCAAATGGTGACGTAGTACAGTGTATCACTGTCCCTGCGAACACTAAGATTATTGCTGCTGGTTTTCAGGTAACTTCCAGTGCAACTCAGAATACTGGTACTGACGCAACCGCTGCTCTTGGTACTGGCGCAGACGACAATGAATACGTAACAGCGTTTGACATTGACGGTGCTGCTGATGGTGCTTATGCACCTAGCGTAACTGTCTCTGCTGATCTTGTTATTGGTTCTGCGGATACTCTGGACCTTACCCTTGCGGGTGGTGGTGCATCCTTTACTGCTGGTGAAATTCGTGTTTTCGCCGTACTGATGGATGTAAGCTCACTTGGTGAGATGGAAGCTGCTGAAGTTTCCCGTGACGCACTTGCGTAAATAAAACACTAGAGGGCTGCTTTCGGGTGGCCCTTTAGTTACACATTAGAGGATTTATAAATGCGCAAAATTAAAAAATATGCTTTGGGTGGTATGGGAACTCCTGAACAAGAAGACAGTAAGTACCGTCCATCTGCTACACGTGCGCCACAGGGCATGATGTCCTCTAGGGGTACATCTGCTGCTATGGGATTATTTGCTGGCGGCTTAGTCAAAAAGAATTATGTTAATCCTGTAACTTTTGTAGATAATTTAAAGCGTAAAAAGAATAAGTAAATGGCAGGCATTAACTTTAGAACAGATAGCAGCTTTGTTGATGTAACAGGTAACTCAGCTAGTACAACTAGCAACCCTAATAATGCTACACTACTGTTTACTTGCCCAGCAAGCCACGAGGCTGAAATTGTTTTTCTTATGGTTGCTAATGAAGATAACTCTACTTCTAATATAGGCATTCAAATATATCATGCCGATAACAATACTTATCATTTTCTTGTAGGTGAAGAAGCCATAGCTGGACACAGTAGTACACAGTTTATTGGCGGCGGTCCTTTATTTTTACATGCAGGAGACAAAGTATTAATATTCAGGCATACGTCTAGTCAAAACTTTGACGCTACACTTTCTGCTAGACTATATTTTACACCTGCTAAAAGGCTATAACAATGAGTACATTTATCAATCTAACCAATGAACTGTTGCGTAGATTAAACGAAGTTCAAATAGATGAGTCTAGTTTTGCCAGTGTCAAAAATATACAGGCATTAGCTAAAGACGCAATTAATTCTGCTATCAGGCAAACACTTCAAGATGCACAAGAGTGGCCTTTTCTTTTAGTTACCCATGAGCAGACGTTAACTGCAGGTACTGGTGCGTATTCTTTTCCCGCCGATTATTCAAAAGCAGACTGGGATACTTTTTTTATTAAACGACTTACATCAAAAAATAATATACCTAAAAAACTAAAACTACTTACTTATGATCAATATTTAACTAAGTATAGAAGCAATGAAGAGGTAAGCGGTGAGGGTGGAAGAGGCGATCCTGAATATGTGTATACAACACAGGATACAAAGTTTGGCGTTACCCCTGTTCCTGATGCAGCTTACGTAGTTGAATATAGATACTTTAAGTTCCCTGCTGATCTAGTTTTACATAGTGATGTATCAATTGTACCAGACAGATTTAAACATGTAATTCTTGATGGTGCTATGATGTATATGATGATATTCAGATCAAACGAGCAGAGTGCTAACATGCACAGTGTTAAATTTGAAGACGGTATAAAAATGATGCGTAGATTAGTTTTAGATCAACATATTAATGTTATATCTACAATGTTACAACGATCTACTTCTAGTGCAATTGTTGATAGAATTTAGGAATGACAGACAATCTACAAACTTTTGTCTCTGTTTGTTCAGGGGGGCTTGTCACTAATGTTGACCCGCTTACTCAAAGTAATGCTTTATCTGGTAGTGCTATACGTCTGATTAATATGGAGCCTTCTCTTGAAGGTGGCTATAGACGCATAAGCGGTTATGCAAACTCTTATGAAACACTACCCGGCACAGGTAAAGTGTTAGGATTAGCAGTAAATGGTGAAATAAATCAAGGCATACTTGGTTGTAGAACACCTTCTTCTGGCAACAATTACCTACATTGGTACAACCACTACTATGATGTAGCGTTAGGATCGGGTCAAGGGTCTGGTTTTACTGTAGGCGAAACACTTACAGGTGTAGTTAGTTCAAGCGATAGCACGGCTGTAGCGGCAACAGGTACAGTAATATCTAAAACGTCAGATGCTGTTGTAGTAAACTTTGGCAGATTACCTGATAATATTTTTGCTACAGGTAACGTACTTACAGGCGGTACATCCAGTGCAACAGGTACGGTAGCAAGTACTCCTACTGTTAAAAGCTGGCAAGCAGTAACTACTGCAGGTAGCCCTACCATGACAGGGGTTGACATTGTAAGATTTGAAAGGTATAATTGGTCTGAAGAAATCCTGTTGTTAACAGATGGTGTTAATCCTGCTGCTAAGTATAATGGGACTACATACACACAGATTACACATACTAACGCACCTAACAATCCTAAATTTTCTAGTGCGTTTTCAAATCACCTTTGGTTAGCTGGAGACCCTGACGAACCTTTTAATATTTACTTTTCTTCTCCTAACGTAGACACAGACTTTGATCCTGCAAATGGAGCAGGTGTTATTAACATAGGCTTTACAATAACACAGTTAAAGTCTTTTCGTAATCAACTATATGTATTTGGTCAAAATCAGATTAAACGTATTGTTGGTGATAACTACTCTAACTTTAGTGTAGAAAATGTTACTAATGACTTGGGTTGCGTTGCACCCGACACTGTAGTTGAATTTGGTGGTGACATTATCTTTCTTGGGCCAGATGGCGTTAGACCAATTTCAGGAACTTCTAGGATTGGTGACGTTGAACTTGAAACAGTATCCCGTGAGATACAAAAAACATTTGAAAACTATACAGCAAACGAAGATGTAACTAAACTAAAAGCTCTAGTAATTCGTAGAAAATCACAGTTTAGATTATTCTTTGAGGCTAACACTTCTTTATCTTTGTTAGCAGCCATACGTAAAAGTTCTTCAGCACAGTCTACATTTGAATACAGTCAGCTTGTAGGGATTGAAGCAACAGCAGTAGCCAGTGGATACGTAGGACAGTTTGAGTTTGTTCTTCATGGTGACACTGCTGGTAAAGTGTATAAGCAAGAAGAGGGCAACTCGTTTGGCGGGAGTGATATATTAAGCGTCTATCAAACTCCCTTTTACTTTATGCAAGACCCAGAATTACGTAAGGTATTTTACAGAGTTAAAACTTTTCTTAAATCAGAGGGTGCGTCAACAATAGCCGTAGGTTTAGAATATAATTTTGGTGATGCAGAAATTTCTACACCTGCAAACGTAGAATTAACTACAGCAGGTGCAGCATCTTTATTTGATGCAACTTCAACTATTTATGATGACACAGACATCTATGACGGAAACCCTACACCAATTCGTAGTACTAACATAAGTGGCTCAGGTGATTCTATTTCAGTATCTTATGTTACCAACAGTACAAGCCCCAGCCATACCATACAGGCTGTATCAATATTGTATGGAACAGGGGATAGGAGATAACAAGTGGCAGGATATACAAGACAATCTTCAGCAGATATTATTGCAACGGCTGTTGTACGTGCTAATCCGCTTAACGTAGAATATAATGCTATTCGG